CGTCATGGATGCCAATAGGTTTTACATTGATGACCAAGGTAACGTCAGACAGGTTAGGCGCGACACGGATTTTATACCTGACACGCCTGGAGGTATGATTAGCTTACTCGATCCAACACAGCGTCAAATGGCTGAAAGCACGGGTCTAAGTCCTCAAGACATAGCTGCGTTATCTGGAGATATGCGTGTCTCTTCGTCTTATCGTCCACCTACGCCTATGCCTTTACTTAGTGCGTATCGCACTCCGACTGAAAACCCTGTTTTAGATTTAAGATCTCTTGACGATCAACCTGGATACTTTTTCTCTACTAACGCTGGCAATGCCGCAGATGTACGCGGTAACAGAAGCGCGTTTGTCCCTCTCGATGACAACGCCAGCTATCGTTTATTTAATGCTCGCACAGGCGAATATATCAGTGAAGGGCAAGGCGCACAGGGCTTACAAGATGTATACTCAGCCGCGCAAAACTTGTCTGCTACGCAAGGCTCAGACGCCGACTGGCGAGTAGAGATGCTTAGCCCTGGTAGCGATGATTGGTCTACTATGGCGCGTGACAGACCGAGCAGCGGTGTTTTGGGTACGATTGCCGATATTGGTTTGCCGATTGTCGGCACGGCGCTTGGCGGTCCTCTTGGCGCGGCTTTAGGCTCCGCAGCCTCAAGTGTAGCGCAAGGCCGGTCGATAGAAAATGTTTTGGCAAGGGCTGGATTAAGTGCGGGTACCACAGCCCTCTTATCGGCTACAGGCGCTAGTGATGCTATCTCAGGTGCATTAGGAGCAGGTCCAAGGTCGGCAGCAAGCGAAGCCGCACGACAGGCTCTTGAGGAAATCCCCAACGCAATTTTAGTTCAGGGTACAAGAAGTTTACTCCCTGCTGCTATTTCTGGAGCGGGAGGTAGTCTTGTATCTGGCCCATTAGCAGACGTAGTGTTACCTGAAGTTGATGTCCCGCCAAGTGTTGAAGATATAACTGGCGTTCCTACAACAGAAGGCCCCCCTATAACAGTTACAGGAACGCCTACGCCTACTCCTCCTCCTGTAAACCCATTGCTCGGTTTGCCTGTTTTGCCAGCGGGCGCGGCTGTTACTGGTGTATTCCCTGGAGGTAGCACTATTACTCCTGGCGGCACATCCACACAGCCTATGCCTGAAACGGGTCGCGGATTACTAGAACAAATTGCTAGATACTACGGTCTTGGTGCAGTCGGTCTAGAAACGCTTGGTGGACTGCTAGGTGCGTTAGGCGTAGGTGGTGGAGGCGGCGGTGCGGTTTCCCCATCTTCTGGTACACTAGGACCAGTACCCACCTTTACACGCGGTCAATTCACTCCATATACAGGTGATTACGAAACCTATGGTTTTGGACCAGAATTTGATTTCTTTAGCGGTCAGCCAACAGTAGCGCCGACTGCACCAGAAGTAGGGATATTAGGGCCAGGAACGCCCGTTGAAGAACCTGTAGTATGACCAAAGAAGAAAAAGTAGCGAGAGGAAACCACGCCAAGCGTCTTTTGGAGGACGAAGTGCTGCTTCATGCGTTCAGCACTGTCGAGGAGGATATATTTTCAGAATGGCGTTCGACCGAAGTCAATGACTACGATACTCGAACGGATCTGTTTCTTACGCTCAAATGCCTTGAGCGTTTGAAAGCCCGACTGCGGGCAATCCTTGATGACGGAACTATTGCATCACGGAGTTGAACTATAACATGAAAAGGTGATATATGGCGAATGAAGACGGCAACCCCCAAGGCGGGATCGGCCTTCACGAAGCAACTCTTGCCATCAGTAATTTACTAGGCCCTGAAGAGGATAACCAAGAAAAGACTGAGGCGCTAAGTCAGGAAGAAGCTGAACAGCCGGAGCCTGACCAGGAAACAGAAACGGAAGAAGTCGAAGAGTACGAGGAAGAAACCGAGTACGAAGAGACTGAAGAAGTTGATGAATCCGAATCTGACGACGAGGACGTTGAAGAAGAAGCTACGCAGGAACTTACAGATGATCTTCCCATCACTATCAAAGTTGATGGTAAAGAGATGGAAGTCACCCTCGCTGAACTTCGGAATGGATATTCTCGAACCGCAGATTATACGCGGAAAGCTACCGCTCTTGCTGAACAGCGTAAATCGCTCGAAGCAGAAGTGGAAGCCATTCGTGCGGAACGCACTCAATACGCCGAACTCTTGCCGGTGCTGCAACAGCAAATCCAGCAACAGAATACGGCGGAGCCTGATTGGGATAATCTTTATGAACAAGACCCCATTGAGGCTGCTAGATTAGAACGGCATTGGCGTAAAACTAAGGACGAACAAACGCAACGGTTAGCCGCTATTCAGGCTGAACAACAGCGTCTCGCCGAAGAAGAAGCCAAGCAGCGTAATCAGCAAATGCAAGCGGTTGTTGAAGCAGAACGCGCTCGACTCCCAGAAGTCATTCCAGAATGGAAAGACCAAGAGACGATGTTGCGGGAAGCCCAAGAACTGCGAGAATGGGCGGGTACAAATGGCCTGACTGAGCAAGATATTAATTCACTCACTCAAGCCGCACATATTGCACTTGTCCGTAAAGCAATGCTGTATGATAAGGGTGTTAAGAAAGTGGAAAAAGCGAAACAACCAGCCAAGAAAAAAGCTCGTGTTGTTCGTCCAGGTTCTAGCAACTCTTCTGCAAAGTCCGGTTCTACAGAGCTAAAGAGGGCTTCCAAGCGTCTCGCACAAACTGGTCGCGTTCAAGACGCGGCTATACTCTTGGATAAACTAATTTAGGGACTTAAAGTTATGGCTATCGTAGCAAACACCTTTACCCGTTATTCGGCTATTGGTATTCGTGAAGATCTGTCGAATGTTATCTATAACATTTCGCCAGAAGAAACTCCTTTCATTTCAAACATCGGTCGCGAGAGCGTCAAGAACACATACTTTGAGTGGCAAACAGACAGCCTAGCTGCTGCTTCTTCTTCAAACGCTGCTCTTGAAGGTGATGATGTATCTTCATTCACCGCAGTGTCTCCGACTTCTCGGATCGGTAACTACACACAGATCAGCACAAAGAATGTTGTAATCTCAGGTACGCTTGAGGCTCTCGACAAAGCTGGTCGTCGTAGCGAACTCACATATCAGCTTGCTAAGTTGGGTTCTGAGTTGAAGCGTGACATGGAAAGCTCATTGCTTGCTAACCAGTCACCAGTAGCAGGTAACACTACTACGGCTCGCCGTACTGCTGGCCTACCAGCTTTCATCAAAACCAATACCGACTTCGGTACTGGTGGTGCTGATACAGCCGGTATTGCTGCTCGTACTGATGGTACACAACGTGCTTTCACAGAAGCTCTTCTGAAAACCGTAGTGGCCGAGGTATGGGAATCAGGTGGTACACCTAAGATGCTCATGGTTGGTTCGCACAACAAGCAAACCGTTTCTGGCTTCACTGGCATTGCCACACGCTTCCGCGATGTGCCTGCTGGTCAGCAAGCACAGATCGTCGGTGCAGCCGATATGTATGTTTCCGACTTCGGAACCATCAATGTCGTGCCTAACCGCTTCCAGCGCGCTCGCGACGCTTTCATCGTTGACCCAGATTATGCGTCAATGGCTGTTCTGCGTCCTATCGAGCAAATCGAACTGGCGAAAACCGGCGACGCTGAGAAGCGTTTGATGCTCGTTGAGTACGGCCTCAAGGTAAACAACGAAGCCGCACACGGCATCGTAGCTGACCTTACAACGTCGTAATTGACATATAGGTGGGGGTGGGTCTAGGCTCGCCCCCTAACCTATAGGAGTATTTATGTCTAAACGCCTGATAAGTGACGATAAGCATACTGGCATCAAAACCTTTTTGAATTATGATGGAACGGATGACGACGCCGTTATAAGTAAAGAGCAAGATGTTACTGAGATTGCCGAAGCTAACAAACAGGCGTATAATGACGCGCCAAAGAAGTTTGGAGATGTCGCTCACGTTGCGCGTATCCCCATGACTGTCTATTATGAACTACAACGTAAAGGCATATTGAACGATCAAGAAGCCCTAGCAAAATGGCTTAACGATCCCGACAATATGGTATGGCGTACACGACCAGGGAAGATCTAATGGCGATTACAACCTACGCAGAGTTAAAGTCTTCCATCGCTGATTGGTTAAACAGGGATGATTTAACATCGGTTATTCCTAGTTTTATCTCGTTAGCAGAAGCACAGTTTAACAGATCTATCCGTCACCGTAAGATGGTCACAAGGGCAGACGCTACGCTTGATACGCCGTATTTTGCTGTACCGTCTGATTGGCTAGAAAACATTCGGTTTCAGTTAAACACAAACCCTATCACACCGTTACTGTATGTAACGCCGGAACAAGCAGCGGAAGAACGCCAGAAGTATAGTGCCTCTGGTCAGCCGTTATTTTATTCTATGGTAGGTGAGCAGTTCCAAGTCGTACCGTCACCTGACAGTAGTTATGCTTCTGAACTTTTATATTACGCTAAGATCCCTGCGCTATCCGACAGCAACACGACAAACTGGTTGCTAACAGAAAGCCCAGATATTTATCTATACGGATCTCTTGCTCAATCCGCACCGTATCTTAAAGAAGACGAGCGTGTCGGTATCTGGGCGGGGCTGTATCAACAGTTCTTTAATGATATGATGCTGGCCGACGAACGCGCCCGTATCGGTTCGTCAAAACTTAAAACCCGTATTCGTACATTTGGTTAGGAAACAACGCCGTGTCTTTTTCAAACTATCTTGAGAACAAAGTCCTCGATCATGTATTTGGCGGCTCTGCGTACACCGCACCGTCTACTCTTTATGTAGGGTTGTTTACTAGCGATCCAGGCGAAGCTGGTGGTGGTACTGAAGTCAGCGGAGGATCTTACGCTCGTCAGACTATCACTTTTACTGTAACAGGCAGCCAAGCCTCCAGTAGCGCGGCGGTAGAGTTTCCTACGGCTACGGCATCTTGGGGTACGATTACCCATGCAGCCGTTTATGACGCGGCTTCTGCGGGTAATTTGTTAGCGTATGGTGCGCTCACTGCGTCAAAAACTATTGATAGCGGTGACGTATTCCGTATCCCATCAGGTGACTTTGACATCGACTTGGATTGATAAATGGCCGGTTATGGTAGTGGCTTATATGGCATAGGGAGTTACGGTGTTGACCCACTAGAGGGTCAAATCACTGTAACCGCCACGTCGTCCACTACTGTTGCAGGGGCAATCGTACAGGATGCGGCGATTGCAGTCTCTGCTTCTTCCACAGTTACAACTAGCGGAACGCGCATACGCGAAGGTGCGTGTGCCGTATCTGCTAGTGCTACGGTTTCGCCAACAGCTACACGGGTCCGCGAAGCCTCTATTTCTTCTTCTGCTTCTGCTACTGGATCAATATCTGGTACTCGTGTTCGTGAAGCAGATACTACATCTTCTGCTACGGCGTCGGTTACTGTTGCTGCACAAGTCACTATTCTTGGTGCAGTTCAGATCACGGCACAAAGCACCGTTACTCCTACCGCTAACCGCGTTCAATCTACGAGCGTGGCACTATCTGCTGTTTCGACAGTTTCCGTTACGGCAGTTGAGAAATGGGAGCCTGTTCCTATTACACCAGAGACATGGACGGAACAGTCAGATACTGCTATATCGTGGGTTGCAAACGACGATACACCAGAAACCTGGACACCCGTAGCGGTAACGGGCGAGACTTGGACTGAAATTTCTGATACAGATAAAACTTGGACGCCGAAAGAGTTTCCAGACTCCCTGGCTGCATGAGGTAAAATATGGCTGATACTACCACAACAAACCTTGGACTTACAAAACCAGAAGTAGGCGCAAGCGCCGATACTTGGGGTGGAAAGATAAACACCGATTTAGATCTTGTCGATGCACTCTTTGCAGCAGCAGGAAGCGGCACGAGTGTAGGCTTGAATATTGGATCTGGTAAGACACTCACGATAGCTGGTAACGTCTCCGCTAACAGCGCGACGATTTCACCAGCCGAGTTGAGTTATCTTGATGGGGTGACATCTGCAATCCAAACGCAAATTGACAGCAAGCAAGCTACTCTTGTCAGCGGTACGAATATCAAGACCGTGGGTGGTGTTAGTCTTCTAGGATCGGGCGAT